TTCCAAGGAGACTCATATGAAAAAGACCACCGTCGCATTGATTATCGCTGCTTTTCTCACCGCACTCGGACTGACACCTTCGGTGTCGGCCCCAGTGGGTGATTGGGCGTCGGATTTTCTTGTAACGTCGGCTCATTCTATGAGTCTATATTCCCTGGGAAGTGAACGTGTAGTTGGCGAAGCGTCCATCTCGCCTTCCAGGCTTCGCAGCCTGGACGAGTGTCTCTTGCGCTGCTCTGCAAGGGACAGATTATGCTGTGAAGCACAATCGACAAATGTGGCCAGTAATGGCCACGTATCATGACAACCGGTACCATACAATCTGGTGCAGACAACTCACCGTTCCTCAGGTATAGATCTTGGACGGGTGCGAACGGGAAATCCGTTTACACTCATACAGTTCCACCGCGTTATTTTCGGTGGCGATCTATTTCTGGATGGCGGTTAGCTGAGTTTCGGGAAGCTAAACTCGTTTCCCGTGGACGTAACCCCAGGTGGACTAATCATCCTCCGAAGGGTATTCTGCAAAACCAGGTTGTATCAGTGGCTCCTGTGGGGAAGACGCGCCTTGTTTATAAGCGTGTAACAACCTATCTAGAGCCACTTTACGACGTGCATACAGTTATGCGTTATGGGCGTCCACGTGTTAATACTTCGTGGAACGCTTATACTGTAACTGGTCGTAGGCAAACCATGGTGAAGGGCACACACCCACTTTACGGGAACTGGCTTGGAAAGCCACCCGGAGCGTGGGATACTGCCCTACTATGGACAGCGAATGACGACCAAAAGCTATATGCTAAACTTGCTTCATCAGTGCGCGGCCATTCCTTTAACATGGGAATTGCTGTCGCTGAGGGCAGGAAAACAGTAGCTATGGTCGCTATGACGCTGACTCGGTTCACAGGTGCCATTAAGAGTTTGAAACGTGGTCGAATTGACCTCGCTCTTCGGCACCTGGGTGTCACGCCTGAACCTCGTCACCTTCATCGTACGACCCGAAGGGGTCAAGTTACGGTTTGGGATGACAAGCGTAAGGTTCATGTGACTCGGCCAGGTCCTCTCACGTTTGATGACGTGTCGAAGATGTGGCTTGAGATACAGTATGGGTGGCGTCCCTTATTACAGGACGTCTACGAGGCTACTAACGCTTATGCAGCGATTACAGCTAAGGCTAGAGTGAAACGGTATATTGTTTCACATACAATTCGCAACGAATTTTCTGCTGCGAATTGGAATAGCACGACTAACTATTACGGGGTAGTTTATTCCCGTAAGCGTATCGTGTACGAAGCGACGGAAATTTTGTCGCTTCCTCGTACCTTAGGTCTTGCTGACCCTCGTCCCATATTGTGGGAGGTTGTTCCTTTCTCTTTTGTTGTTGATTGGTTTATACCGATCGGCACCTATTTGGATAACCTCGCTACTATTCCGAAATTAACTGGTCGCTTCCTGATTCAACAGAAGCGAACTAACCAGTATCAATGGAAATGTAGTACACCTAGCCCTTATAATATAGCTTTTGTTGGTGCCTCTGGTGCCTGCTTTACAACTTATTATGGTCGCAGTGTGTCCACTTCATTGTCTGTGCCTTATCCTGAGTTCAATGACCTTTCCAAGGCGTTAAGCCTCGGTCACCTCAAGAATGCACTTGCATTGCTTCACGTGGCAGTAATGAAATAAACTGTATCATTAACTTTCATGCGAATTCGACCCGCGCATCCTGCTCGGGCGATTAGCAAAGGAGCCTATCATGGCAGCAATGGACAATATTCTTGTCAAAGACGACACCGTAACTACCCCAGTTGAGTTTACACTGGTTCCTATCACTGATACGCCCAATCCTTTGTGGCGCGCCAGTGTGGCAAACGTTCCTCTGGAAGGTCAGGTTCGGCTCACGCTGAGTTCTGAAACCACGAAGAACGGTGGTAGTAAAATGACGGTTAAGTTGGAAGTCCCCGTACTGGAGACCCTGGGTGCCTCAGGCACATCCGCTGGCTACGTCGCTCCGCCAAAGGTGGCTTATGTAACGACCTGCATTTTCACGATGTTCAGTGATCGCAGGTCAACCACCCAGAATCGGGCCGACGCGCTGAAGATGGCTCTTGGCATTTTACAAGGCGCATCGGCTACTACTGCAACAGGGATACTCGCGAATACAGCTGCGGGTAATGCCTTTGTTAACAGTGTGTTGCCGGTGACACAAGCCCTGATTCGCGTCATTAAGCCAAACTAGGATTTTCCTAGTCGCTTATCCTCTAACCCATCTTTGTGGGTTCGTTTTCAATAAAGGAGAAACGTATGGACTGGATTAAGCCGCGAATTACCCCGGTGTCTCTGTTATTAGCGGGACAGCTCTCAGAAAAATGCGCTTCACTCGGGGGAGGACCCCTCACGGCTGAGTTAATACAGCTTGTGAGGGATAAAAATTACCTCTCCCTTGTGAATTTCGAGATTGACTATCAGAAATACGATAGTCACGTCAATGACGTGCTCTATGCCCGTCAGATCCTAGGGTTTTACCAGAAATTTGATTCTCTGGACCTGGGATTTGATAGGGAGCAAGTAGCATGCGATCGATTTGTGCTGTCCGAACGAATGTGTTTAGAGACTAACCACCGTTTTAAGATGTTGCACCGTGACCCCGCCCGTTTTTCGGACCGGTCACGCGTTACCTCGGTATTGCACCGAGCGCAGCGTAAAATTGCTGACATTTTAGGCGTGGTGCCGTCCCTAGACCGTTTTCAGTTCGAATTCGGACCTGGAGCAAACACCAACGTTAAAGGCGCACTCGCTTGCCCAAGGGCTAAGTTGAGTGTGGCATTAGAGTGTAGTTCAAACTTAACCCCTACTGTCGGGAGATTTCTTGATGAAGTCCCCCATTGGGTTGCCCTCCATGCCGTGTCTGAGTCGGAAGACTCTTACACTTCGCATGTAGCTGTGGCCCCGGGTAAGGTTGTGTTTGTACCAAAGAACGCAAAGACCGACCGAAGTATAGTCGTTGAGCCCCTTCTGAACAGTTTTTTCCAGAAGGGGGTTGGCTCCTATATGAAGACTCGGCTTTCGCGTTCTGGCATTAACCTCTACGACCAATCCATAAACCAGCGGCTTGCCGCCTTAGGTAGCGTTACCGGTGAAGTTGCAACCGTTGACCTATCTATGGCGTCTGACTGTTTGGCGATTGAAGTCGTAGCCTCGTTACTCCCATTTGACTGGTTCGATCTTTTGGACCAGCTTCGTTCGTCTGAAGTCACGGTGCCTCCGAGAGTTTCGGAGGCCCTAAAAAGTGACTTATCTGACGGACGCCCATTGCGACTGGAGAAATTCAGTAGCATGGGAAATGGCTATACGTTCGAGCTTGAGTCCACGATTTTCTATGGACTTTGCTTCGCCGTATGTGAGGAGTTGCAGGTTGTGCCGGAAGTCAGCGTCTACGGGGACGATTTAATCGTCCCCGTGAAAACGTTCGACCTACTTAAGGAGGTACTCGCATTTTGCGGTTTCTCAATTAATACTGAGAAATCGTTTTGTACGGGCTCCTTTCGTGAGTCTTGCGGCGCTGATTACTTCCATGGTTTTGATATTCGGCCATTTTATCTCAAGACACAGATAAGTGACCGTATCCTCTTCTCAATGCATAACTGGTTTGTCAGGCACTGCGAGCGAGAGCTCGCAGCGCTTGTTGAAACCTTTTTGCACCCCCCCCTGATACTTCGCGGTCCGGACGGATTTGGTGATGGCCATTTAATTGGCTCTTACCAGCTTCGCCAGAATCGCGAGGTGTTGCGGAGGGGTTGGGATGGAGGATACTTCGATACGTATACATTGAAGCCGAGGAGTTTTAGCAAGCTCCTCCCCGGCGATGTAGTCCTCCCCGTGTACAGCGTGTATACACGTAGTGGTCAGGACAGTCCTACGGACCCCAATGTTGTAAGGGGTTCGCAGGGTTACGCGAAG